CATTAATTGGGTATTACAGCCATTAGGTACAAATACCTACGATAGATATTTGGACAAAAAATTTTGGTTAGATGCTAGTGATCGGTTAATGTATGAGGGCAAAGCCCCAGAATTTTCAGAAACAAAATCAGCTAGAATGCCAGCTTTTTTTGAGCATAGCAATGTAAACCTACCTCAATATGCATGACATCACCCTAAATACTTTAAAATTACATAACGAAAGACTATCAGAATTGATAGATGAAATTGAGGGCCATTTTAAATGGAGACCTGTTCACCCAAAAGAACCAATTGAATCAATAATGTATAGAGCTGGTCAAGCAAGTGTTATTGATTATATAAAATCCAAAATGGAGGAAGAATAGAAAATGTGCGCCCCAGCAGTAATCGCACCTGCAGCAACATTGATAGGAGGTTTATTAATCTCATCAATGTTTAAAGGTAAAGGTCCAAGAATGGAGATGGCTAAAGCAGCGCCAATTGAGAAACCTCAAGTCACAGAAGAAGATGCTCCAGTCGAAGAATTAAAAGCAGATGATAAGCCAGCACCAATTGCAAAGCCAACTAAACGTGCTAAGTTAGGGATTAATCCTGATATGACACCAAGTGATTTGAAAACACCAGGAGTATCAGGTGGGACTCCAGTTCCAGGTGGTAGGACATCTCCTACAGGAGTAGTGAACCCATGAAGGCAAGAGATAGGTACATTCAATTAAGTTCTAGTCGTCAACAATTTCTAGATACTGCAGTTGAATGTTCACGACTAACTCTTCCCTATTTAATCATCGATGATGATAGAGTTAAGGAACCGAAACGAAGATTAGCAACCCCTTGGCAGTCAGTCGGTGCAAAATGTGTAGTAAATTTAGCGGCAAAATTAATGCTTGCTTTAGTCCCACCACAAACTACATTTTTTAAATTACAAATTAGAGATGATAAATTAGGTGAAGAAATACCACCTGAAGTACGAAGTGAATTAGATTTATCCTTTTCTAAAATTGAAAGGATGGTAATGGATTATATCAATGCTTCTAATGATAGAGTAGTGATACATCAAGCATTAAAACATTTAATTGTTGGTGGAAACACACTCATCTTCATGGGCAAAGATGGTTTAAAAAATTACCCAATAAATCGTTATGTGGTCAACAGAGATGGTGATGGTAACGTTTTAGAAATCATCACAAAAGAATTGATTAGTAGAAAGGTTTTAGGTATGGAACCGCCTGAACCTACTAAACCAAATCCTCCAGGGGATGATGGATATAAAACAGGTTCCGATGATGACGACGTAGAAGTGTATACTTACGTCCGATTGGATGAGAAAAGTGGACGTTGGGTTTGGCATCAAGAATGTTTTGATAAAATACTTCCTGGTAGCCGTAGCACAGCACCAAAGAAAACCTCACCATGGTTAGTATTAAGATTTAATACTGTAGATTCAGAAGATTATGGCCGTTCAAGAGTTGAAGAGTTTCTTGGTGATATACGTTCACTTGAAGCGTTAACTCAGGCACTTGTAGAAGGCTCTGCAGCGGCTGCTAAGGTGGTGTTCCTTGTATCACCATCATCAACCACAAAACCAAAGACTATAGCCGATGCTGGTAACGGTGCAATTGTTCAGGGTAGACCTGACGACGTTTCGGTAATCCAGGTAGGGAAAACTGCCGATTTCCGAACAGCAGCTGAACAAGCAGCAGCTTTAGAACGCAGAATAAACGATGCATTCCTTGTCTTACAAATTAGACAAAGTGAACGTACAACTGCAGAGGAGGTTCGCCTCACTCAAATGGAATTAGAACAGCAATTGGGTGGGCTCTTCAGCTTGCTCACGATTGAGTTTTTAATACCATACTTGGCTAGAACTTTATTAATATTACAACGTAGTAATCAATTGCCTAAGTTACCAAAGGATTTAGTAAGACCGACTATCGTTGCTGGAGTTAATGCTCTAGGGCGTGGTCAAGACAGAGAAAGTCTTATGCAATTTATTGGAACTATTGCACAAACAATGGGCCCAGAAGCCATGATGCAATATGTAAATCCAGGTGAAGCTATTAAACGATTAGCAGCAGCTCAAGGTATTGATGTACTTAACCTGATTAAGAGCCAAGAACAAATGCAACAAGAAATGCAAGCTGTTCAACAACAACAGATGCAGCAATCTCTTATGGATCAAGCTGGTCAGTTAGCGAAAGCCCCTGCATTTGATCCATCTAAACAACCTAATCCAAATGGAGAACAAACCGACCAGGCCGCGCAAGGCCCGCCGCCGGAAGCCGAAGTTACCGGAGGTTAGTAAACCTGAAACATTGGAAGTCACTAAATTAGAACCCGCTCTGGAACCTCCAGATAAAATGTATGCCAAAAAAGAAAAAATTGGCGCACCAAAAATAGGCCGAGGTGTTAACTATGTTGAAACTGTTGGCCTTGGAAATCTTAAAGTAATTACAGCTAATGGCAGAAACTCTGACGTATGATCCCACTCCAGCAGATCAAGCCGAATTCACTGAAGAAGAACAGAATTCACTTGAAGTAGGTGAAAAACTTGCTGAACAAGAAGGAGAACTTCTCGCTGGTAAATATAAAGATGCTCAAGAATTAGAGCAAGCTTATATTGAACTGCAAAAAAAGTTAGGTTCTGATAAACAAGAATCTAAAGAAGACGTTACTGAAGATTCACCTGAATCTACAGATAAAGAACAAGAGAAACCTGAAGCTTCAGAAGATCCTGATTATAAAGATGGTTATCTTGAAGATGGTAAGGTTAATTATGAAAGAGTTAACGAAGTTTACGGTGATAAACTTGGTAAGGTATTTGAAGATGCTGAGTTAGATCCTTTTTCTATCAGTAAAGAATTCCATGATAATAAAGGTTCTCTTTCTGAGGAAAGCAAACAAAAACTTATAGATAGTGGACTATCTGAAGCTAGTGTTGACTCTTACTTAGCAGGTAGAGCCGCTGAATCAGGTTATGATAAATCAGGTAGTATAGAAGATCTTACAGATAAAGAAGCTATGGACATCTACAATTCTGTAGGTGGACAAGATGAATACAACAAAATATTAAAATGGGCTGTAGATAATATACCGGAAAAAGAAGCAGAAGCTTTTGATTCCATTGTAAATACTGGCAAACCAGATGCTATACAACTATTAGTATCAGGATTAAAAGCTAGATATGAAGAAGCAAATGGTTATGAAGGACGTATGTTAACAGGCAAAGCCGCTCAAGCTAATACAGATGTATTCCGTAGTCAAGCTGAAGTAGTAAGGGCTATGAATGACCCACGCTATGAAAGCGATCCGGCTTACAGACTAGATGTATTTGAAAAATTAGATAGATCTGACATCAATTTCTAACGTATAATGGCGGCTCGAATCATATCGTAACCGCCAGTTATTTTATTTTTAAACAATGACAACAGTAACATTAACGAACCAAAATAAAAACTGGCAGAGTTTCTGTGACTGGGTTACAAGCACCGACAATCGACTTTATGTTGGTTGGTTCGGTGTCTTAATGATTCCCGCACTATTAACAGCAACTACAGCATTTATTATAGCTTTCATTGCAGCTCCTCCAGTTGATATAGATGGTATTCGTGAACCCGTAGCTGGGTCTCTACTCTATGGAAACAACATCATCTCAGGGGCTATCGTCCCGTCATCTAATGCAATCGGTCTTCACTTCTACCCAATCTGGGAAGCTGCAACCCTCGACGAGTGGTTGTATAACGGAGGACCATATCAACTTATTGTATTCCACTTTCTCATCGGGATCGCCGCCTACATGGGACGACAATGGGAACTTAGTTATCGACTCGGAATGAGACCATGGATAACAGTAGCTTATTCCGCACCAGTATCCGCAGCATTCGCTGTGTTCTTAGTGTACCCATTTGGTCAGGGGAGTTTCTCTGATGGTATGCCTCTTGGTATTTCCGGTACTTTCAATTTTATGTTCGTCTTTCAAGCCGAGCACAATATCCTCATGCATCCATTCCATATGCTTGGTGTTGCTGGGGTTTTCGGGGGAGCTTTATTCGCTGCTATGCACGGAAGTCTCGTTACTTCCTCGATTATTAAAGAAACTACTGATAACGAATCACAGAATTATGGTTATAAGTTTGGTCAAGAGGAGGAAACGTATAACATCGTTGCCGCTCATGGCTACTTCGGCCGTTTGATTTTCCAATATGCGTCTTTTAATAATTCTCGTTCTCTTCATTTCTTCCTTGCTGCTTGGCCAGTGGCTTGCATATGGCTCACCTCCATGGGAGTCTCAACTATGGCTTTCAATTTAAATGGTTTTAATTTTAATCAGTCTGTACTTGATACAAATGGTAAAGTAGTACCTACTTGGGCAGATGTATTAAATAGAGCTAATTTAGGTATGGAAGTAATGCATGAAAGAAATGCTCATAATTTCCCATTAGACTTAGCTTCAGTTGATTCAACACAAATCGCTCTAACAACCCCTTCAATAGGTTAATTATGCCATACGTTAATGGAAAAAAATACCCATATACTCCAAAGGGTAAGGCAGCAGCGGCTAAAGCAGCTAAAGCTAAGAAAAAAATAAATAAAAAATAGTTAGTTCGTGCCGACCTGACCTATCATCCTCGGCCATTAACCTAATTTATTTTATCTTAATGACTACAACAACTGAACAAGGCGGAAGACAAAACAGATTCGCAACTGAACCACCAGTAGAAATACTCGATGTAGATTACATGGAGAATGCTGAACGTGTTAATGGTCAGCTAGCTATGATTGGATTCATTGCAGCTCTTGGTTCTTACTTGTTCACAGGTCAAATCATACCTGGATTATTCTAGGTCGATCGACACACAACGTCGCGTCCGTTCATCCATGAATTATGGACGCATGAAACCACATCATGGAACGGGGGTGTGGTACTAAGGAGAAGATCCATGCAAAAAAAGATCCAACTAAAGTATCGCGGCGTGCCTTACACGAAACTTACTTAAATTATTTCAATGAAAAAAATAGCCTTGATCCTGGCTTCGGTATTAACAAGCACAGGCGCTGCAATCGCCGGACCCTACGTGAATGTAGAAAGCAACGCATCCTATACAGGATCTGACTATAAAAGCCGTACTACCGATTTCCACGTTGGTTGGGAAGGTGGTAACGACTCCTTTGATTATTATGTGCAAGGAGGTCCAGCTGTATCTGCAGAAGACGGCGTAGATTCTGAGAGTAATCTTTCAGGAAAAGTCGGTGTTAACGTAGCAGCTACAGATAAACTTGGTCTCTATGGAGAAGTCAGCGTACTCACTAATTCAGATGACGACGTTGATAATGCTTGGGGAACCAAAATTGGAGCTAAATATAGCTTCTGATAATGAAGTTAAATGAACTGTGGCTAGGATC